CTCAAAGTCCATATCTATATTACCATCAACATATAAATTTTTGGCTATTGTAAAATGACCTGTTTCAGGATATAGACCTTCAAAGAGATTTTCAATAAAATCCTTAAAAGATTTAGGTATAGTTCCATAAACCCTCTTCTCAGGAATATAAACTATGTCTTTGGGGTCTTTAGCATTTATGAAAGGTTTGATTAATATTCTACCTTTAGGCCTATTTAGATTTTTATCATCAGAAGAAGTTAAATAGGCTATTAGAGTTCCTTGTTTTATGTCTTGATTTAAATATTTTTTATATTCCCCACCCTCTAAATTCATACAAGAAGTCCAACCTCTATCAGTAGACATTCCACCTAAGTCATAAGGGGCTCTTGATATGACTATCATAAGATCAGTATCTTTAACAGCTTCTCTAGTCTTGTCAGTATTAAACTTTTGAAGAAGTTCAGGCTTTTCCTTATTTAAGACCTTACCTAACTTCATTTCCCTTTTATGAGGGTCAATTGCTATACCTTGTTTATAGTCCTTTATTTCATAGCCCTTAGATTTAATAACTTGTTCAATTTCTTTTTGAGTAGAAGATATCTCTTTAGATCCTTCACCTTTTTCAAATTTAAAATATAAGCGTTCCCCCCTTTTACTTTCATCTATATAATTTGGGTGTTTTTTGAGGTAGGAAAAGATTTTGTCTATTTGGGTTTGGACTAAGGAAGACCTTTGAATTTTATTTAACTTTTTAGCCGTTTTGAGAGGAAGAGCCTCAGACAAAAGTTTAATTTCATCCCTTATTAAATATCTTAATATTTCCTCCTTTATTAAAAATTTAAATGTTTTATATTTCACTTTTTAAGTTTTCGGTTAAAAAATATATTTTAATGTTTTATATTTTTATTATACGTATTTAAAATTTATGAAAAATTATAGTTAAAACCAACCTTTTTCTTAAGTTTTAAATCATAATTTTTAAATATAATTTTAATATCTTTTATTAAGTTTTCCTCATCTTTACTTACATCAAATAAAAAAGAATCATAAACAAAGTGAACTATTTTAGTTCTTTTATTTTTTAATATTTTTATAATATCCCACAATATTAATACATTTAATGAAATTTCATAACTTTGTAAATATAAATTAAATAACTTTTGTGGCTTTAAATCTTTATAATCTTTTTTATAATATTTATGGTTAGATATAGGCACCTTAATATAACCATCACTATTAAATTTATCCCATAATTCATCAATAAATTTTTGGGTTTTATTAAAAAATTCTAAATCTTTATATTTATCATATATTCCCCCATATATTTGCCTAAATGTAATAAATTTGGATTCTTTATAATCTACATTATATAATTCAGCTAAATATTCATGTGGGTTTTTTCCTTTAAAGTCATAATCTATTAATTTAGCTATAAGTGAAGGGTGAGATGCTTGAATATCAAATTCAATAAAATAATCATTTCTGGGTATAAAAGATTCTTTACACCCACTCTCATTAGATAAAGCCATATAATTTATTCCATCAAATGTATTTGAAGGTCTTAAGGTGTCTGTTTTTAAGTTGAAATTAGTATATACCCAATCCCTATTGGTTTTATAAAAATGTTTTGAAAATTTTTCCTTGTTTATATATATTCCACTTTTCTCAATAAAAGAAAATATTAAGGGAATCTTATTATTTATAAACTGGTTGTGTTCAAAATTCTTCAAATTATCTTTATATTTTTGAAAATCTTTATCACAACTTTCATAAAGTTTAGGTAATGGTATTAATTTATTTAAATGTAGTATTTTTTTTCTATATATTTTTTCAAATAAATCTTGAATTTGAGTCAAATGTTTGTGATGATCTTTAGATTTAAATGTTATATCAAATAAATTTGGTAAAGGTAAGTAATGTAGTATTTCTTTTTTATTTAAAACATATAATTTAGGTATATTTTTTAAGTATTTAAATATATCTTCATAATTTAACAATAAAGATTCACTATGTTCTAAACATAACATATACCCTCTATCCCAGTCAGGGGGCTTCAAATATATTGTAGATATTTTATTTTCTACAGGATGTAAATTTTTATATACAGGAATAACATCAATATATAATTCTTGATGATTTTTGGTATATAATTTTTCTAATTGAAATTTTGTTTCTATTATCCAAAACATATTTTAACATAACTTTATTTCACGATAATATACGAAGGAAAATTTAAATCACCAAATTTTTTTCGTGAAGTACCTAAAGACTAAAGACTTTTAGGTTTTAAAATTTAAAATATATTAAAAATTATAGAATTTAAGAAAATCTTCCCCTAAAAACTTTCTAAAATTTCTTAATTTTAAATTTCTAGAAACTTCACTTACAGAATTTAAATTTTTCTTATAAACCACATCTTTATTACCTTTTATAACCCATTTTACTTGGAAGGGGATATATAATTCCCAAGCCCAATCTTCATCTTCATCTATAAATCTCTGATATATTTCTTCCTCTACTTCGATATATCTTTCAATCCCAATTCTCTTAACAAAATATCTCATAAAATATTCCTTTTCATAAGAAGGAGTAGGATAATAAGGTTTAGGAAGATTTTTAATTTTATCTTTGGGGATTCCTCTTAACTTCAAATAATCTTTTATATCTTGATTATATCTTATTGTATATTCTTTGTGTTCTGGTTCTTTAGAAATTGGAATTAATAAAGTTCTAGGTTTGTATGAATAATCTTTCCCAATATAAACACTTCCATCTGAAAATTTATGGTAATAACCTGTGTATGGTTTACCTGTTTGAGTATTTAAATATTCACCCCCATTTGTAAATAGGTTAGTTTTTATTTTATTTTTTGGGTAGTATCTCATTTTTATAATTTAATCTCTAATAGGAATAGACATTCCTTTAATTGTAGTATCCCAGCTATTTAAATTAATTTCTTCATTAACTTCTTTTATCAAAAATTCTAAAGCAGATTTATCTCCATTTCTATACATTTCAGGTAAAATATGAGAAGATTTATTTGTAATTCCAAATCTTTCATAAATTCTCATTCCTGAAAGACCATCCATTGTTAATTCTAATTCAAATGGGAGAAAAAATGGGGCAGGTTCATTTCCATACATTATATTTAACCCTATTACTAAATTGTATAAATCTCTACCTGTATTTTGGAAAGCTCTTGCAGTATTTTCATCAAAAGTAGAAGCAACATTAGTTTCTATATATTTTCCCTCGTGTCCTCCTTCCATATATGTTTGGGTAATTTTTACAAAAGGGTTAATAAAATTATTTATATAATCATTATATTTTATACATAAATCTAGTAATTTATTTATATTATCTCTAAAACTATCACCATTTAATAATTTATTAGGGGAAATTCTATCAGTTAATCCCAATTTTTTATTTTGCATAAAAACACTGGTAGAATCTCTATCTAATGGAGCTTCTCCTGCTTGGGCACCTATAGTAATCATTGAAGCAAATTCCTTATTTATAGTAACTGAAAATTTAGGTTCTTTAACAAAACTTCCTAATCCATATATGTTAAATTTAGTAGGTGTATCTTTTGTAGGGGCTCCATCAATTGAACCCTCATAATCAGTATTAGTATTATCTCTAAAAAATAATCTATTAGTATCTGGGTCTATTTTAGGTTCAACATTACATAAATTTCCAAAACATCTATTTATATCATCACAAATTGAATCTAAAAATTCATATAAGGAGATTTTTCCATCGTGTGAAGATTTTAAAGACCAATATTTGTCAGCTAAATGGTTAATATTAAAATAAATATTCATAAGTTTACCTAAATTAGTTTTATTACATATAAACTCCCCCATAGTATCATACACACCCCCAACAAATAAGCTTTTAATAATAGGACTTTTTACTAAACATATACTGGGGTCCAAAGATATATTACCCAATGTTACTATTTGCTTTTTAAATAAAGGAATTCCTTCGAAAATTTTTTGTTTTTTATTTTGAATACCCCAATCTGATGGTAAATTAGATAAATCATTTCTATGAAGTTTTATATTAGATTTAAAAAGATTATATTCTTGGTTATTATCAAACTTAAGATAAGGTACATCATTATCCAGTTTTATATTCCCACCTGATTCAAAATATTTTAATAAACTTCCTAATCTTATGTAAGCTTCACTTTGTGTATCACCACGAGCTCCTTTAAAATAATAAAGTTTATAATATAAAATATCTTCAGTCCTTTTAAACCCTTTAATTTTATTTTCTACTATATTATTATATTTTCGGAACCGTTTCCCCTCCTCCTTATGTTTCCACACATATGGAGTAACTTTTGATAGAGTATTTATATAATATAATAATTCAATAAATTCATCTTCATCTTTATATTTCTCTATTAAGGGTTTATCTTCATCATCTTCCCCAATTTCTTGTTTAGTAACAGTAGCAGTACCCATTTTCAAAGACTCTATAACATCACCATGTGAAATAACTTCTATTTTTATAGTATAAATATTTTCAGAAAAACTCCAATTAAAATTAACTATTCTTCCATAAAAGGCACCATAATTACCATAGTGTTTTTTCTTTTCCTTTTTTATATCTTCAAACATTTTTTCTTGTGGGGATAACATTTTTTCTTCTTCTTTAGGTCCTATAAAATCTTCTTCATAACTAGGACCTATATTTACAGATTCTGCACTAAACATCTGTTTATAAGGAGCAGTAAGCCAAGTATCCCAATTTTTAACCCCCTCCTCATTATGTAAATATATTGAATGACCCCATTCTATAAGAACTGAATAACCAGGTCTCATATATAATTTTTCTATAATATGAAATTGTTCTATACTGTAAGCTTTTATAGTTACTTCAGCTTTTTTAATAGATCCCCCAGTTAAAGTTTTTATACTAACTCTTTCTATACCTGACATAGGTCTGTATCCTAAGTCATCATCATGATGGTAAGTTTGTTCAAAACCCTTTTTTATTCCTTTATCCCAAACAGAGGTACCCCCAAATAAAACATTATCTTTTGCTAATTTATCACTTCTATGTATATTAACTGAAGAAGACATTCTAATCCAAGGAGTTTTTGAATTAAGGAATCTTATATCATCATCACTTTTTTGCTTTTTTAGTAATAACTCTTGCCTTTTATTTATTTGGGTACCTATTTCTTTATCAAAAGTACAACCTAATATATTACCTATATCTTTAGAGAAATTTCCCATATTTAATCATTTAATTCTGTAAATTTTTCCAATATTTCATTTAAATCATAAGGAATTCTTATTTGTTCATCAGAACCTATATATATACTCCCAAAATCCAGTTTATTAGGATTAGCACATATAATTATCCAATAATAACTTTCATCTCCATAAAAATCTAAAGCTAATGAATCAGCTCTTTCAGTAACATCTGTTATAATATATGTATCGTCTTCATGAAAAGGAATTTCAGGGTATACTATATTTTGGTAATATCTAACTCCTTCAGAAGTTTTTAAAATTGGTATGTTTGAATATCTATCCATAATTTTTTATCCATTTTCAAGATTTGGTACTAAATTTTTAACCCAATCATCATCTTCATCCTCATCTTTATAAGGTAAATCACCTCCAATAAATTTCCCACCTGTTTCTGGTAAAAATGGGTGAATTGGTGAAAAGCTAAAGTTATTTACCTTTATTAACATAGGCAATTCATTATCAACATCCCATGATGTATTATCTTGTATATCTAAACTAACTCCCCTTATAATTCCAGGAAGATCTCTTACATAATTACCTATAGTTAATTTAACTATATTTCCCCTCATAAAACCTTTTCCACCATAAGTTGGGGCAGTCAATGAAGCTAAATATTTTAATTTTTCATATTGGGGTTTTAATTCATATTGGGAATTAACTGGAACCTGAAACCCAAAAGATATAGATCTTGAGAACCCATTATATCTAAAGAATTCTTCTGCTCTTCCTGCAATTGTTTCTGTTTGCCAAGAAGCATTATATGAATCTTTAATTGGGTCTAAATAAGCTCTAAATTCTAAGAATTTATGGAATTCTGGTTCTGGTGATATAACTTCTATTCCAAATTTTATTAAAGAATCTTCATTCCATTCTACATCATCTTTAACATCTTTAAGGTGGATTTGGTCTAAAAAAGATTTAATTAAGTCTTCAGTAACTTCTTCATTATTATATAAATGCCAATCAGTTAAACCTTCATCTGCTCTAAGATTTAAATATTTATTTTCTTGAGTTAATTTATCTATAATTTCATATCTTTTTCTTTTTAAATATCTTAATTTTTTATTATATTTACCTTCACCTTCTTCGTTAAATTTAGAAGACCTTTCTATAGTATCTTCTTCTTTTGTTATTTTAAGAGAATGATATATGAGATTAGAATCTTCTATATTTATATCTTTTCTTTTATTTGGAATTATAATCCAATTACCTTTTATTAAATTAAATAAAAATCTACCCCCCCAAAATATCCCCTCATTTTTCTTAATTATATCTATTCTTTCTTTTTGTTTTAAATCAATTTTTTCCTTAGGGTTTTCATTAAGTAATTTAGCTTGTTTTTTTGATTCTTCATCATTCTTTAAAGGTAATATTTTATATTTATTTTTTCTATATAACCAATTTTTATGTTGAGTCCAGTAAACAGTAGTCCTTTCATCAAATATATTATTATTAGATAAAATTCCTATATCTCGTAAAAAGTCAGCAGCTCTATTTATAAAATTTCTAGGGCCTTCTCCACTATCTTCAGTAAGAGGTTTTCTATATAATTCTTTATGTTTTTTTATTAGTCTATTTTCTTTTTCATCTCTTAAGATGTCATCTTTAATATCATAATATTTAGTAATATTAAATAAAGGATATTGACCTTTTTGTTGAAACCTTAAACCTGTTCCACTAACAGCAACTTGATCTATAGTTTGGGTTGGATAATATAATCCTGAAGGGATCATACCAACTCCATATGTTCCTATAAAATTTGTAGCTCCACCAAAACCTCCAGCATATTGAGAAGCTTCTGTTTTAGGACCTGTTGCTGCTAATACTTGTTGTTTAGCTATAAAAAGTGTTCCTTGTGTAGTTGAAAACCATTTACCTATCCTTTCAACATCTTCTTTTCTTCTTCTTACATTTAATTCAATTAAATTTTCGGCTCCTAACTTTTTTTCATTTATATTTTTAGTTATAAAAGGTGAAGTATCTTCTCCTAATGTGTTTTTTCCATAAGGTAAAGATTTCAAATTTGTATTTAAATTTATAAGATTTCCCATAATTTATTTTTACTGTATTGAATAATTAGCAGTTCCAGATGTTAATGCTATACCTACTTTATTACCATCCATTAATATATCACTTTCTCTTTCCATTACTTCTCTTAATAACCCCTTCATTTCCCTTATTTCTTCTATAAGTGGATTAAAATTTATTTCTGGGGATTTTGATGGAGAAGAAGATTCTTTTCTAATTTGGGCATCTTCAACTCCTAAATCTGTTCCTGCTACAACAGTATCTTTATCATTTAGAGCATAAGTTCCTTCAGGAGTTGTGAGTGTACGTTTTCCATATCCAGGAGAAATTAAATCATCAGCTTCTCTCATAGATGAATTTAACATAGCAACCCCAGCAGCTATTCCTGATAAAACCCCAACAATACCAATTCCCAGAGTCATGGCACTAGCACTAGTTAATTTAGCTATAGCTTCAGCTTTCGCTAGTCCTACAGCCACCACCATTCTTCCTATATATGTAACCATTCCTGTTACCATTTTGGTAGTTATGATTCCAGCTATAGTTCCAAAAACCCCAGCCATTGCCCAAGTATGATCTAACATCTGTGCTACTATTTCTAAAGGACCAGCCAAAGCTTCAGTCATTTTTTGTATACTTTGGTTTATACTTTGTTGAACTTCTAAACGTTTCATATCTTCAATAGACATACCTGTAGCTCTTTCCATTTGTTCTCTAGATAAATCATTATATAACCCTTGTTGTATTATCATCTCACCCATCTGCTCTCTACTCATCCCCAAAGTTCTAGCTATAGATTCTTGTTGTATTCTATTTCCTTCTACATAAGAATTAAACAATTGTTGATTATTATTTAATTCTTTACCTAAGCCTTCCATATCATTTGTCAAGGCATAGGTTCTAGCTCTTTCCAAATTTATTTGTTGACCAGTTAATAATTCAGCTTCTAATTGGGCAGCTATTGAACTTTCAAAGTCTAATATTGAACTAGCTATACCTTCAAGAGAAGACATCTCAATACCTAATTTTCTAGCTTCTGCAGCTGCTTTAGCTAAAGCTCCAGGACTACTTTCTAAACTTAAAGCAATAGCAGATGATGCATTACTTACATCATCTAATATTTGTCTATGATTTATCCCTACATTATTAGCACTATTATAATTGTTTACTGCATCAATTATTTGTTCATTCATGTTAGCTAAATTCTGATCTGAAGTTTGAGCTAATCTTGCTAACCTCCCCGCCCCATCTGCTGTAAATCCCATCATTTTGGTCATTTCAGCCATTTCTATAATATTTATCTGATCAAAAGCCATTTGAGCGTTAACCCCAAATTGTTTTGTAAGATTAGAAAGCTCTTTCATATAGTCTGTAGCACTAATAATACTAGGGTGAACATTAGCTTCCCATACATTAGCTGTATCACCTGTAAGACGTTGGAATTCTACACTTGCCTTATTTAATTCAAAAAAACTATGAATTATTTTTCCTATTATAACAGATACATCTGTGAAAACGTTCAACATATTAGACCCAACAATTCCAGTTATATCCCCAACTCTACTCCATAACGAAGGTAATTCTCCAGTATTTTTTTTAATTTCAATTAACTCATTTTTATATTCCTCTATACCCTCAGATAAAATGTTGCCAATTCCTGGGATTTTTGATAAACCCTCTAATATAGCCCCAGATACCCCTAAACTTTTATTTACATCTTTTATTATACTTTTTTGATATTCTAACTCTTGTTGTTCTTTTTGAAGAAGCTCAAAATTTTTTAATGTTAAAATATTTCTATTTTGTAATTTTGAACTTAACTCTTTATAATGGGTTTTTTCTTTTCCTAATTTAAATTGAACATCAGAAATGAGGTTGGATCTTTCCTTCTCTGAAATATATTGACTATCACTCCACTCTTTTATATTTTTTTTATATTTTTTTATTTTTTCATGACTATCTTCTTGTTCTTTTAATAACTCAGATTGTTCCTTTCTTATTTTTTCGGAATCCTCCCCTATAATTTTTTGGATATTAGATTTTAACTTAGAAATTTTCAGTATTTCTTTATCTACATCTTTAATATTAGTATAATCTTTATATGTATTTAATATAGATTTATTAATGTTTTTATTAAGATCTAAAACTTGTCTATCAAATTCTCTTTTTTCTTTAATTAAACTTAATTGTTCTTTTAAAGTTTCAATTATAGAAAGAGACTGGCTGTAAGTATCATGTTCTTTTTTTATTCTTTCTTCCTCAGATAAAAGAATTTCTTTTTTATAACTTAATTCCTCTCTAGTATTTTCTAATCTTTTTTCTTGATCATTAGCCATAATATCTATATTTTATTATACGTATTTTAAAATAAAAAAAGCACTCAATTTAAAATTAAATGCTTGGAGTTTTGGGTTTTAGTTTAGTAATTTTTTTAAAATTA